TAAGTAGCTGTAAATTCAGCCCAGTCTGGAATTCCGTTATCATTAGAATCCTCTTTTAAGTTGACTTCATTTACTTTTTGTTCTTCCATATCTTCCATAGTAGTCACTTCCTTATAATTTCTATTCTATTATTAGCCCAACCAGCAATAAAAGATTTATATTTATTACTATTTTCAGCAAGATTGATGTAATGCTTAATCTGATAACCATTGAGCACATTAAATAATGCAATAGGTTTGCTGCAATGATTAATAGCTCTCAGAGTCTGGGGACCAATAACTCCATCAACTGTAATCGGATAAATATCTTTTGCAGCTGTCAGTAGATTATTCGATTTCTGCAAATTCCTATTAGCAGTACTTTGACCCATATTAACTGCTTGATCAAACATTTCAATTGCTATGTCTCTATTTTTGATTTTGTTGTAATTATGATTAAGCCAGAACTCATGATAATAAATTTCCTTTGCTTCATCAGGGGTTAAATCTCTCATATCTCCTTTATAACCGTTTCGCCTAGCTACAGCTTCAGTAATGCCGTACTTTGTTTTGCCCCCTGGATCATCTTCATGATCAGAGTAACCACCTTCAATATCCAATACTTTCTCAAATGCTTCTTCAAATATCTTATCCACTTCAAAACACCCCCAGTTTATCTATTGCTAATAAAACCGCAATTATCCAAGCTATCCATTCTCTCCAGTTAGTAGTAGTTTCTTTTGCAGTTTTTTTCTCTGTTTTTATCTTATTAACTTCTTCATGTAGTTCATTAAGCAACTTTCTATCTTTTTCTCTTTCCGCAATAAGTCCGTTATATTTAGAGAAATTCTGATTGAATTCTGTTATTTGACTTTTTAAACTCTGGATCATTTCAAATAGCTCCTGATTTGAATACCAGTCTCCTGACATAATCCGCTTTATACTGTGGTTATTTTCTTTTATATTATCGATATTTTTTTCTATCTTTTCTCTAAAAGGGCAATCTTCCATGCTGTGCTCATTTGCCATCAAATCACCTCAAACACCTTACAACTACAAGGCAAAAGTTTTGTATCTCTATATTTATTAAATAACTCAGCTATCTCTAATTTTATTAGTTTCAATAACGATCTTTAAAAATATCAGGTAAGATTAAATTCACAAAGAATCACAGACACCACGAGACCCGTAGGTCGAGCGCACGTCCCACGGTGGGCCGCTCACACCCACCGTACGAGCACCGCAGTGGACACCGTTGTTCCAGCGGCCACCTGCTCTGAAAGCGACAAGACCATCATCGTTAGGTAAGTATAAATCACCCAACTCATTCCAATTACTTTCGATGCTTTCGTTAAAATCAGTATCAGGATCATACCAACGCCAGTCAGTAGTATCTGAACTATCTTGTCTGATTGAAAGCTCATCCAACCACTCATAAACATTACCGGCACAATCGACAATATTATAATTACTGATAGCATTGGTTACAGTACCAGTTGCAGTTCTGCTGCTATTAGTTGTAGCAGACCAGGCGTTGACATTGTCACCATCATTACCCTGAGGGCTGCCCTGAGCTAATGCTGTCCATTCTGACATTGATGCCATCCGCTTATCTACCTTCGCGAATCTTTCAGCGAAACTGTACCAACTAAGGCCCTCGGTACCAGTTATAGGTGTTGCATTATACTTTGATTCAACACCACCGTTACCATCGTCACTGGCCAGATAGATATCTACCCAGATATCTCCAACTTTTGCCATGCCGGTAGGGTCGCAAGTCGGTCTATTCTGCAAATCCCAGACTGAGTTCGGTAGAATATTAACTGTAATTGTAGCTGTTTCATCATAAGCATCAGCGACATCTCTTATTCTGCCATAGTGAAAACCACCTATTTTCCTTGAATTATTTTCTGTATACCCATCTGGATAAGTAGAATTAATTGAAATTGTAAAATTAGGTTCAGCTCCCTCTGCCGGCTGTAAAGCATATATATAATAATTTTCACCAAGAGTGAAGCTTACAAAACTCCCGTCGCTATCTGCAGCAGTCAATATAGTATCAGTTTCCTTTTTAAGATTTTGCCTGTCAATTCTCAATGCTAATGGAGGTACTGTAATTTCATCAGCTGCACTTTTCTCTATTTTGCCTTTAATATCTATAAAGCTAGGTGTATCTGCTCCTACAAAACTTAACATTGTTCAATCACTTCCTCTACTTCATCTATTGTGAAATCTAATCGGAATATTTTACCGTTCGGGTTATCAACAAGCTTAAACTGCACTATCTTTTCTGAACCATCTTCATTTTGTTCATTCATTACCTTATATTCAGGCTCAGTGCCAGTTCTATCACTTTCTGCTGCAAGCTCTTTATCGAACTTATACTTTTCGGCTGTATTGAGCAGCCCTTGGTATGCTCTTTTGACTTTTGCTGTATAACCAAAATCACTGATTATATTTTCATAATCTTGTCTTGAGTTAAGTACTTTTGGAAATCCTCTCATATATTATCTAACCTCCATTGCTAACGATCCATCTATCATTTTGATCTCATAAATATCGCCTGTTGTCTCATCTATCAAGTTGTTTTCTGGGTTTGAACCTTCCGGACCAGGCTTAATTAAACCATGTTCTATTTTAGAGATTGTTGAATTTATTATTGAATCGAATAAAACTACATTTGTAACATCATTAAAATCATCATAATTACTGCTTTTGACTGCAGAATAAACTAGACTAGAATCTAAAGTTGCTTTAATTTTCCTATTTACAGCGAAAATATCTGTTTGATCCCCTGTAACTTCAAATTCGTTATCAGCTACATAGGTAGGTGATAATCCAGAGTCAATCCATTCTGTCATATTTTCTTCTAAATCTTGTTTTAAAGTACCGTCAGGATTAATAGAAACATTAATTCTCTCATGTAAATTAGCCTTACTTCCTGTAGCAAGTTTTAAATCTTTTATATAAGGGTTGTATTCGTTTGCTAAAACCCAGTTGCTACCATCATAGAATTTTAATAGAGCATTATCCCACCCTGCTGATATATCGAGCCAAGGTGAACCTTTCAATGGTGCAGATGGCGCGGTTTCGCCAGCGTTCAAAGAAAATATCGCTTTAAAGAAAGTTTCGATTTGATTGCCGGTATCACCCCATCTATTTGCATATATATCAAAAGTATAATCATATCCTTGCATCTTTTATTACACCTCCATTTAATATCCTTCTATTCTGATGTTTTTAGCAGTCCCACTTACTGAATTATTGTTTATGTCATAAAGTTCAATTTTTATACTATCCTTATCTATTTCAGTAAATACAGGGAATTTAAGCCCGTTTTCCTGCACTACATCAGCTGTATGTTCAGTAGGTGGTTCATGAAAACTAGTGTTATAATTAGCAAAATTGATTATTGTGCCAGAGTTATCTATCTGCAGCTCACTTATTTTTAATTCAGTATCAGGCACATCTATCAACTCTATAAACTCGTTTAAGTTGACCTCAGCCGTTTCAGACTCACTAGATAATTCAATCTTGAACTTACAGTATCTGAATTTATATTCTCCTGTTAAAAACTTTTGCCACTCTGTCCAATTCGCGTTATCGTCACTAAATTTAATATATATTTCAAAATCATATCTCGCAGGTGGATTTTCAAAAGAATAATTAGGAAAGTCAGCAAAAGACATATCGGGATAACTTGCCATGCTGCCTTCATCATCAGTTGCTACAACATCTGATTTAATTCTTATCCCTGCTCGACTAATCAAGTAAGTGTCAATAGCATCAGATATATAAGTTCCATCAGTTCTGATATCAGGCATACTGTCAAAAGGTAGTTCATTTTCGGCTGTTTCAAAAGATATCTCTGGAAAATCAGCAAATGATAAATTATGATAGAATTTCATAACACCATCTAAATTATATAAATTATCATATTCTCCATTGCCTTCGATTAATTCATCTCTTTCAATTATTACATTTAAATCTTTGCCGGTATCAGTAACAGAAAAAATACTTATTGCAGGCTCTCTTGAGTACTGGCCTGATCTATCTCTTGCTTTTATCATGTATCTTTTAGTCCCATCAGCTTCTCTATCTGTTCTGTGCCTTGTGCCGGTCAAGCCTTCACCTATTAAGCGACCACTATCCCAGTTTGCCCCTTCTCTTATTTCACAACCTGCTATATCATCTCTGTTAATCTCATCCCACCTAAACGAAACACTCGCTCCATCCTGAGCAACAATAAAATTTTCTACTTTAGGAGGTGGGTTGTTTTTTCCGGTAATTAAAATTTCGTCTTCTACCCCAGTAGATAATGTGCCTCCGTAACTTCTGGACCTAACTCTTATATAGTATTTTTTACCCAAGTCAATGGCTTTTGTTTCAAAAGTCCCGTCATCAGAAGCTCCTATCTGTTTATAAGGTCTACCTTCTTCTCTTAAATCAATAACTGCATCTTGAAATCTGCTGTCATTTGGTATATCAAAATCAATATATAGTTTGAGTTGCAGCTGGCCCCATTTGTCTGTAAAACTGTCTTCTACAACAGATAAATTGTTAACATTTAAAGGTGGGTTGGTTCTTAATTCTTCCGGGTCAATTGGTTTGCTAAACCTTTTTTCTTTTTCAAACCACCTTAAATAACCTATTGTAACTTTATTGCTGACATTTAATTGAGTAGAAAAACCATCTTTTTGAGCGGTCCAGGAATAACTATCGACAATAAATAATTGAGGGGCTTTCCTTTGAGTATTATTGATAACCTGTACCGAATCATGAATTTCTAAATTAAAAAATACACTTCTTTTGTTTCTCAATTTAATTTTAGATTTTTCTGGTTTATTGGATAGATCATAAAGTATTGAATTACCTAAATTTGTTGCTTCCTGCTCAGTATCTATTAATGAAGTTTCCTTTTCATTAATTTCCATGTACCTGCGGCCACCGATTGATTTCCCATTAATATTGGTAGATAGCTCATCGATACTTTCCTGGTCTTCAACTGTAATATCAATGCCTTTTTTCTGGTTTCTAATTCTAATAACATTTCTTATATCAGCATCAGAATTATTTACGCTTTCTGAATCTAAAACATCCTGTTCAAACTGCCAGTCATAAAATATCGGATCTCTCTCAGGCATGTAAAAAGTTAATCTAAATGAATTGGTTCTATCATCAAATAGAAAACGTAGATCCCAGCCTATATGGTCAGCGATTTTTTGAAGAGCATCCCATGTTGATGTATATTCTGGAATAAAACTCTCTATCCAAAATTCAGATTGAGTAGGAACTTTAAGTCTAAATACATTTTCTCCGAACCTGTCATTAAGAATTTGCTGTAAAACTTCTTCGGCCCAGCCTTGGTATTCTTGATCCGCTTGACCTATATAGTCATCCATTAATATTTTTGATAGATCTCTTACCTGAGTTAATGAGATATCACCGTTAGCATATTCAGTTACTGTATCAGTATCATCACCAATTATTCCGTGGAATACAAATCTCCAGATTTCATGTTGCTTAATGTGTATCTTAAGTTGATTGCTAGCTTTAAAAAGTTCAGAATAACCAAGTTTCAACTCGTGTTCAAAGTCCTCAAAAATAACAGACATTGTAGCATTTCTATTATCTTTAGATACACTTTTATTTATTGATTTTACATAAGAATTACCATTTAAATTAGCAAGGTTGTACTCGCCACAATCAGTGAGCACAACTACTTTAAACGCTTGAGGTTGATCCTCTTTTAAATATATTTTTTCCTGTTCAGTTAGAATTCTCATCTATATTAATCAACCTCCTTCTAATGTACCAGCCGGAGTTCCAGTCTTTTGTAGTTTAGCGTTTTTATCAAGTTTTCTAATCTCTTCAATTAATTCTTCAGCGTTTTGACCTTGGATAATAAATGTATTACCAGATATAGTTGTCTTTTCAGATACTCTTCTGGAATCAACAGCTTCATACGTAAATCGCTCTTGCTTAAATCCAGAAGGTGCGTTCTTAACTTCTCCAGCAAACTTTTGGAGTTCTTCAGCAGCTTTCTCCGTGGCTATCCCTAATTGCTCAAGTAAATCAGCTATTTCATTATCTCCAAGTCCCGCTTCTTCAGCTTGTTGTCTGAATTGTTCCGATAACATTTCATTAATAGAATCTAAATTATTGCTATTTTGATAAAGATCAATAATTTTATTAAAGCCGGAATCAATATCTGAACTGCTTATAAGATTTTCTGCGTATTCTAATGGATTATTTCCTGAATAATTAGCAAGCTTAGTATTAATTGATTCAAAGAAATCTTCAAAATAAGTATCTAGTCCACTTAAGTTAAGATTATAAACCATACTAGATATATTATTCTTTAATGTGGCAAAATAAGATGACAAGCCCTGAGTGAAAGAGTAAATCAAACTATTCCCCTCTGAAAAAGTGCTAATAAAGCTGCTTCTCACTTCCTGCATAATAGTTACTATATTATTAGTAGTCTTTGCTAAATTTTCTGCAATATCAGTAATGGTGCTATCCATTTTTCTTATTTCACTATCGGTATATCCCGCAGCCTTATATGTCTCCTTTAGCTGCTCTTTATATTGCTCTAAAGCTTCAGCTTGACTAATATAGTCTATACCTTCAAAACTCTCTAATCTACTGGATTCAGCAATATTATTTTGAACTTTATTAAGGGCAGATACAGTTTTTACATAGGTTTCTAATTGAGCTTGAATAGTTCTTAAGTCAGTTGAGAATTCTTTATCTATCCCACCTTTTAATTTTTTAACTTGATTAATAGTAATACTGCTAAATTGCTTTTCAAATTGTTTTAATTCTTCAAAAGGTAGGTCCATAATATTTTTACCATAGCCACTAAACATGCTTACATCTTTTCCTAACTTACGAGCTGTATCATATAAACTATAAGAATGATGTTCTCTTTCTTTACCATGCCACCATCTGTCCTGATCATAACCAGTGATATCTACAGTACCAAAGTTAGGTCTGTTTTCTAACATAAAATCAGCCTGATTAACTACCTGTTCTCTTGCTAAAGTAACATTCTGACTGGTAGGATTTTGAGCTACAGCTTTAATAATATTTTTTGCTGTATCTTCTGTATTATTTTGAATACTTCTCAATGTCTTTAACTGTTCTTGATCTACTTCTAATTGTTTTTTATATTCTGCAAGAATTTCTTCATTTTCTTTTTGATTATAAGATTGAATAGCTCCAATTATACTTAAGCCAGCATTTGCTATACCAAAACCAGAAGTTAGTTTACCCATCAAGTCGGTTGCATTACCAAAGTTTTGGAACTGATCATACAAGCTTTTGCCACTACCAATTAAACTACCGACTAGCCCTGCTGTATTGCTTCCAGTTATATTAGCTATATTATTAGCAAAGCTGCTTAATTCATTGGTTAAATCTGATAGATTAGCATTGAATTCACTTGTATTTCCATTTATCTCGTCTAATTGTTTTTCGATCTGTTTCCTAAGCTCTTCAGTTAAATTATTCAGCTCAGTCAACTTCTCCTGATATTCAGACTTCATCTTTTTAAAACCAGAAATTAAATCAATAATATATTTGAAATTCTCTGTGTCTTTAGATACTTTTGCTAAATATTTTAGGACTTGATTATCTCCTAAACCAGATGAATTCAAAATTATTTGATTTGCTCCCGAAGCATTAATACCTCCAACTGAACCGCCATCAGCAAATTGTGATATGTTTCCGCTATTTATTGCTTGCAATAAAGGCAAAAACTTTTTAGTCTGGCTTGCATTAATAACATATTCTCCGTTAGATAACATTGCCGGTATGCTATCAGATGTTGAAGTGCCCGGGCCAGAAATGTAACCTCCAGCAGCATATTGATAGCCTGTAAACATTTCAATAATTTGTTTTGGTAAAGCTGACGGTGATAATTCAGAAGGCTCTGGAGTTCTAAACCAGTCAGTCCAGATTATTTTATTTTCTCCCTCACCATTGAACAAATTGGTTACCGGATTGATAAATAATTCTTTGAAACTGGTTACCATTCCATCTAAAGACTCCTCAAAGGAAGTCTGCATTTCATTCCAGACACCGACCCAAAATTCTTTTGATAAGAATGTTTCTATCTTTTCCTGAGTCCAATTTTCTATTGAATTCCAGATATCTTTCCATTCTGTTTTTGCTAATAACCACAAATCTTCCCAAAAACTTTGAGAGAATAGAGTTTTCAAACCTTCTTTAAATTGTTCTTTCCACTCATTATAGTTATTTATTTCAGGATCTAATAGAACTGACAAAGTAGCTCCAATAGTTAAACCACCAGCAAGAGCTAGACCTGCACTCCCTGCAGTTTTTGCAGCCCCACCAATGGCCATTTGAGCGCCCATCTTTAATAAAATACCTTGAGCAACCAATTCAGCGATAATAGCACTAATTAATTTTGCAGCTGTAAATGCCAATGTTATTGAACCTATTCCGATGGTGAAATCTATTGCTGCATCTAAAGTTAAACTTCCACCAATTTGTTCAACAATCCCAGTCGATTCACTGAACTGTTTATTTTCTTCATAGAATTCCCTTACATTAGGTATCCAATTTTTATTTAGCTTTTCTTCCGCAGGCGTTAAGTTTCCTTTTGTTGGAGAATAGTTAGAGCCCAGGTATTTAATGAACTTATCCTGCATCTCATCGCTTAATGAAGCTAGGGTCTGGTCTGCTGCAAGCTCATAGTTATCTTTGAAGTTATCCCAGTAATGATTAATTGTAGTTGCAGATGATGCTGCATACCACCCCTGAGAGTCTTTTTCAATACCCATTGAACTTACTAACCCTTCAAAAAACTCTTGATTAGCCTGTTTAGCAAACTTATGGCCATTCTCTTTGAACTGAGTAGTACCATAAAGAGCACTGGCATCCTTTCCACCCTCAGCTCTATAAACAGCTTTTAATAATTCTCCGATTCCACTGTTTCCCATTTCTCTTTCGATCTGTTCTTCAATGGATCCGTCAGAGGGCATTACTTTTTGCTTAAACCAGTTGCTGAAATCACTTGCTAGGTTTTTCATACCATGAAAAGTAAATTCGCCTATACCAATTACAGCATCTATTGCATTATCCACTGTGAGCTCAACGCCGTATTTTTCTTCTATCCACTCTTTTAGGGATTGAGTTATCTTTTTACCTTCATCAAAACCCCAGCCAGCAACTGCTAAAGTTATTTCTCCAATATCCTGTGCTTTCTCTATCCAGGTAGTATTCTGCCACCATTCTTTAAACTTATTCCATTCTTTAATTGAGCTATTAACTGTACTTTGAGTGGTCTCTTTTAAGATACCCCAAAAACCTACTATCTTATCGATAGCCGTTTCAGTCTTATCTCTAATATTCCACATGTTTAGATACCAGGCAGCTCCAAAAGCAAACATTGCTGTTGATACTAAACCTATCGGTGTTAATAGTGACATTAAAGCAGTACCAATAGCTGCAACAACTGCCACAGCAGCTGTTAACCTTAAGGCAAAGGTTAATATTAATTTAATAGCCTCTCTGTTTTCTGAAACAAAATCCTGTATTGCCAAAGCCCACGAACCTACATCATCAAGCATTGAGTTGATTTCTGTCTTAAAAGTTCTACCAATTGCAATAATGGCATTTGTAACTCTTTCTTTGGCTTTATTGAATCTGAATTGAATTGTACTTGTAGCTTTTTCAAAAGCTGCTTCCATGCTACCAGCTGAGTCTTCCATAGCTCCAATGCTTTCCCTCAAACCTTCGATATTTTTAATCATTGGAATTATAGCTCTAGCTGCTCTGATTTCAAAACCTATATCTTGAAGAATTGACTGCATTTGTTGATCAGACAAACCTTTTAATCTCTCTGATAGATCTTCAACTATATCAACAATACCTCTGAATTTACCGAATTCGTCATAGACTTTCACACCGGCATCAGCCAGTTCGTTACTCTTCTGTATTAACCCATCATAAGCTCTGGCCAAAGATGTACTTGCCATTTCAGCACTTAAACCATTTTTAGTAACAAAAGCTAAAGAACCATACATATTTTCTAAACTCTCATTGAGCTTTCTGGCAGATGGTAACAATTCACCCTGAGCATGTGATAACTGCTCATATGTAATTACACCTTTTCTGACAGTCTGAAACTGCAAATCAAAAACATTTGTTAAATCTTGTATTTCCAGGTTAAAAGCATTTACTGTTGCAATACCAGCATTTACAGCAGTCTGAGCATTAGTCATTCCTGCAGTAGCTGCTCTAGCTGATAAATCAAGCACAGAAATTGAATTACCGGCCTGCACACCAGCTGAAACGATATCATATAAAGCAGTAGAAAGACTTTCTGCACTTTCACCTACTCTATTTGATACTGCAATCACACCATCCTGTAATTCTCTGAATTTTTTAGAGCTGGTATCAAGCAATGTATTCACATTAGCCATTGCCTGTTCAAATTTAGCAAATTTATATATAGGAATACCCGTTAGGGCAACCAAAGCTGTAAAAGCTTTTAAAGCAACGTTTCTGAGAGTCCGAAAGGCATTATTTAGTTTGATAAATGCTGCTTTCATTTTTGCAACTGCAGCAGATATTTTTTGAGCATATCCTATTACTGATCGGGCCATGTTAGCAAATCTTCTTTTCATTTCTCTAACTTTTCTAATTGTATCGTCCATAGCTGAAAGATCTCTTCTGGCCCTTATTGCCATTTCTATTGCAACACTCTCATTCATTTGCTAATTCACCATCCTTTCTAGCTATCTTTAGATTTTTTATTACTGATAGCTGCATTCATATGGTTAATTATCTGCATAATATTTTCCATAAGATCTGCAGGCTGTTCATAAAACCCACCGGAATAAGGTAAATAAGCAAGTTCCCAGTAACCTCCAAAATTAGTGGTGCACATCATCTTTACTTCGTCTATTTCTTCATTTAAGCTAGCATACATTTTTTTATCTTTTCCGGGTGGTGGTTCTGTCTTTTTACCTGAAACTCTATTTCTGCAGATAACCTCTAATATTTCATATCTTTTTAGTTTTTTAAATCATCATTCTTAGATTTAGTGAGCTTATTAATCTTTTTAAATTCTTCAGCAAATTTATCGAATAGTTCTCCCAATTTTTCATCTTCTAAAATATTTCTCCAGGATACTTTATCCTCTTTAGACCAGTCTGTTAACATTTTTTGAAGAATATATAGATCAAGGTCCTTATTTAGTTCATAATCATCTAAATACATATCAACAGGCTCATTTTCACCGCGAACTGTCATCTTATTTGGTCTCATTAAGTTCTTCATTTTCTTTTTAAGACCATAATTAGGTTTCTTTTTACCCTTAACAAACTTATCTCCATCCCTTATGATCAAGAATTCATCTTCGACTTCAACTTTTAACCCATCAGAGTTTTCTTCTTCATCAGGAGCCGGTCCAAAACCATCATCTACTAATTCTTTTTCTTCGTTAGTCTCTTCATTTATATCTACAACTTTTTTATCTTCACTCATAACTTATTCCTCCTTAATAATTCATATAAAAACAGGCCCGTTAAATAAGGCCTGCTAATAGTCTTAAATTAATACTGTGTATCCTGATCGTCAATAAGTTCAAAAGCTACATTATAACCTGCCACTGTATCCCAGAAAGCATTCGCTTGAGCACTAACAGTAACTTTATCAGGTCCGCTTACATTAGCTTGGACCTGAGTTAATTTTAACTTGGGATAGTCAATGGTTAAATAAGGACTGGAATCATCGCTTGCAGTACCTATTTCTAATTTTACCGGAATTATATTATTAGCTTTCAAATCAGCTTTCATGGACTCATAATCAGAAGCACTCATTTGAGTAGTAATATCAATATTATGCTCACTACCCTGAGCATCTAAACTTCTTCTTACCTGGCTAAGCCCAAAATCTTCACCATCAATATTATTATTATGAGTAAAACTAAATTCATCGACTATACTGCTTAAATCTTTGTCAGTTCCGCCTGCATCCCAGATTAGATTTGTTTCCCAGCTAAATAGCTTTTCGCCTGTATTCTCGTCTGGTGTAACAGAAGGTGCTCCAGTTCCGTTTTCACTCTCAATAGACAGAACACTTGCAGTATAAGTGATTATTGACTGTTCAGACAAACTAAATTGCAGCTGACTGATTTTAGATCCTTTATAAAGCTCCCAGTATTGTTCATCTGAAAAAAACTTTAAGAAAGTAAGCCAGTTATCCAAGTTTTGCGAAGGTTTAAAAATATGCTTATAAGGTCCAGTTCCCGCTCCTAAATCTTCTGGAGCTCCATCTTCAGCCCCGATAGCATGCTTTAAAATCATTGGCAGAGTTAATCTTGATACTTCTGCAGGCACATCACCACCAGGACTTTCAGATGTTTTATAACCATCTTGAGAAAACCTATTACCTGTCAGAGCTTCACTCTGGACAGTGTTAACATTATCTTCAAGGTTATTACCTGTAGCCAGCAACTTAGTTAATGTAGTAGCGGCTGTAGTTTTATCAGCCTGCTCTCCTATTGCTGTAACAGAATTTCTTCCTGTTGCTCCCATTTATCTCACTCCTTTATAAGTTGTCATAATAATTTCTACCCTCTACTAATATCATTGCGATAAACTCTATATTTTCTGAGGGTCCACGTCTCATATATTTAACCGTAATATTTACACCCTGATTTAAAGTTCCATCTAAACGAGGATGTTGTTTAATAATATCTACTAAACTGTCTACTTTAGCAATAAAAGCTGTCATATCTCTGCTTTCTGGTGCTTCTTCAATATAATATACTTTTACCCTACCGCCGTCATCATAGTTAAAATTGAGCCCATTTCCGAGCAATGACTGGCCCGTATCCGGCTCAGCACAAATAGCAGGGTATTCTTCAGCTACAAAGTCATCAAAATAACCTGTAAAGTCATAATTTATAGTTGTATTAGCTGCTAAAATAGTTTTAACAGCTTCTAAAGTTTGACTCATTATACTCATAATTTACGCCACCTTACTGTCACTTTTATGACTGACTGCCATGCCTGAAGTTTTTCATTAAATTCAGGTCTTGGAGAAGAATTATCATATTCAACAAGATAAGTTTTCAAATCAGCATTTGATAGATCAGCCTCATCTAATACTTTTTTTGTTTCTGATATAAACCAGAGGACTGCGACATCTCCGTTACTGACATTCGCATAACAGTTTAGAAAAAGAGGTGTTTCATAAATTCCTTTTCGATTTTTATACTTCTGATCAGTAGCTATTTCATGGCAGATAGCATATTTATCAAAGCCTGAGTTATCAGGTATTAATTCTTCAAACTTAGAAATTGGTCTGATTTTGTCTAAAGCAGGAAGATTATCTAAAAGATTAGATTCTAAAGCCTGTAGTAAATTCAACATCAAAGCTCACCAACTTCCTTATTTCTCTTTTAACATAAGCGATTATTTTATACTTAGTGTTCTCCCAGGCAGTATGCATAAACTTATAAGCCTGAATACCAGGAGAATCACCGTATTTGTACCATACAGGTTTATAAGGATGACCTGATTCAGCTCCCCTATGGCCGGTTCCGTATTCAAGAAAAGGCGCATATTCCATATTAGTTCCTGCAACTCCATCAACAAATCCGAATTTACTTCTAACAAAACTATGCACACTTGTTTTAAGAGTACCAGTGTCAACAAGTCCCATATTAATTATCTGCTTTCTTATTTCAGCTTCTAATATAAAAGCAGCTTGCAGCATAATTACTTCTAATTCTGTTTCAACATCACTTTTAATCTTCTGGATCTGGCGAATTGCACCATCCAAACCTTTAAAATCTACTTCTATCCAGGCATTTTGAGCCATATCATAATCACCTAACTTAATCTAACTAAGCTGCATTTTATTTTCCTGTTAAAAGGTTTTTTTATCGGCCCAACAATTTTATACTTGCCGTCAATAATATCGCCTTCCTTTAGCTTATTTGTCAGCAGACCAATTAAATAAGCACTTCCGGTGTAAGATTGACCTTTTTCAGATGTATTATAAGAGGCTGCATTTTCAACTATTTTGCAAGGATAATTTTCTATAACTGTTTCAAAGGACGGATCAGTGCCGGTACCATCATCAAAATTATAGTCAGAGCCAGCACTACCACTTTCATTATTAACTTTTCTGGTTACTTTTACATGCTTATAATCCATTTAATACACCTCATATCAAATCAACAGAAATAGTTCCCTGTCCTTTTTCTTCCTCATCTCCATCTATATAGTCTTCCCAGATACTCATAACCTCTGCTGGAACATCAGAAAATCTCCCGAATTGATCCTCAACTTTGTATTTTACACTAGAATCTTTATCAGACTCTGATTCAGCTCCGGTCTTTCTCGAAAAATTAAAATCAACATATTTGCATACACTAACTTTTAATACTGGATCTGTTTCTGATTCACCGGTTACTTTCTCACATTTAGAGTTACCGGCAGCAAGTAACATAGACAACTTGCTATCGTATTCAGTTATTTCCTGGGGTATCTCTAAATAATCTTTAATATCATTTAAGGTAGCAAACTCGATCATTTTTATTCACCATCTTTTTCAGCAAGAGCCTCTTTAACTGCAGCCAGCAGTTCTTTTCTATCATTCCTTAATTTAGTGCGCCCTTCAATATCTAATTCTTGAGCTATATCATACAATTCCGTAACAGTTTTTTCTTCGAGCAGTTTTTCTTTAGATTGTTTTTGTGTCTCTTCCTTTTTTTGCTTTCTCATAACCTCAGAAATCAAATCATTATCTTTAAAAAATTCAAGATCTTTTTCATCAATTTCTATTTCTGAACCAGCTGAATTTCTCTCTCCGTTATATTTTACCTTTTTAGATAATTTCACTTTTATTTTTGCACTCATTAATTGCACTCCTTTCTAAAAATAGAGCCCATTTCTGGGCCCTAATAATTATTTTAATTATTCAGTATGCACGTTAAGTACATAAACCTGATCTATTCTTTCAAAGCTTGGCAGCATAATTCCTGAAACTGTAGTCTTAACATTTACAGGAGTTGTTTCAAGCTCTGTAGTAATTGCAATACCAGTATCAACAATTTGAACATCAGCATTGCTGTTACCAGTCATAAGATCAGACTCTTCTGGGGTTGTACCGTAATAAGTGTTACCTAAAGTTCCAGTAGGCAATAATGAGAATACATCATCAGGGAAGAATAAGTTTCCTGACTGATTTTTAACTGTCTTAGCATACTTTTTATTATAGACCGTAACAGTTAATCCAAGTTTATTTGAGAGATAATTTCTCATAATCTCATCAGTCATTATTAAATTACCGCCTTCGGTATAACCGTTAGCAATAATATCTCCTCTGATACTTTCATTTTGAATTAAATAATTCCATGTCTTACGAGTACATACCGCTCTGGTAGGTCTTTCGCCTGTTTCTTCTTCAATTGTATCCTGAGCAGTCTGGATATCTTCAACAGGGCTGGAATTTGCAGCATCAGACCACATATCAGTACCAGCCAATGTTTCAATATGATTGGTTAAATCATCATTAGGATCATAATCATAAACATAGGCTTTTCTGTTAGCCTGAATATTAATAGCAAACGATGAGATTAGTTGCATTCTCATCCTTTCTGCCTGAACTTCTGCACCTCCAACCAGGCCAGCTGCATCATCAAAAATGTTTCTTAGCATTGGTTGAATTAATTCGCTGTTTCTAGCGGCCATTAAATTATTTATATCTTGCCTGTCTTTTTCACCAATTCTCATCGATTCCCTGAAGAATGGCATTTCTGTTTCGATTTCACTGAAACCAATTCTATCTCTCAAAGTTGGTTTAGTATCGAAGTTTGAAGGTGTCAACGCTACAGGAAGGCCCCCAGCTCCTTTAATCCATTTTAAATCTAACCCCAGCTGCTTCTGCCTGGGAAACAATGTTCTTCCCAAATAAGGGATTGAGTTCGATTGTTTTTCTTTATAATAACTAGCAATTTCTTCTGCATTAGCAAAATCATAAATGCTTGGCATAATTTTCACCCTTCCATTTTAATTAATTTTCTTTTACTCAACTAAACTTATTAAATCAGTCAATGCACTCTTTACATCATCAACAAGGGCTTCTGGCAGCTTGCTCGGGTCCACAAACCCATGAATAAGCATAGCTCCACCAGCCGGGCCATGAGTTACATCAACATCATTTAACAGAATTCCTTCTGCATCAACTCCAGCACCAGTTGTGCCTGTTGTAGCTCCCTGTGTGTTCTTTTTCTCAACTTCTAGACTTTCATCTTCAAGAATAGAGCCACCCACACCACCAACAGGAGTTCCTGCAGGTAATATCTTCTTCCCTTCTGAATTAGCATCGACATTTGTATCATCAACAGTTACAGCTAAAGCAACATAATGATCAGGAAACTTCAAAATTTCCTCTCTATTTGAATAATCAATTTGAGTATATTTCATTAAATTTCACCATCCTTGTTATTTGATAATATTAATTATCTCCAAAATAATGTTTTTGAGCTTCAACAGCATCAGCATCAGTTTCGGTTCCACTTTGTGCCAACTTCTTACCAAAGCCACCTTTGCCTTTCTTTTTGCTTCCACCATTAATCCCTTCCAAAATAGAACTACCTTCTTGTAATTCTTTAATAACTGCATCTTTGATAGCATCTTGAGCAGCCTTCATGCTTTCAATTCTTTCTTCAACATCAGCTTCGGTAAGTTCCGGCTTTACTTGGTGCATCTGGTCAATGTCGATAAACTCAGCAAGCTCTTTATTAAGCTCTGATTCAGCAACCTTCTCTGCTTTATGAGCTCTAAGTTCTTTCTTTCTAAGCTTACTTTCTTTCTCTTGGAGTTCTTTTTGTTTTGCTTCCAGTTTTTCCTCTTCAGACATTGTTTCCTGCTCCATCTCTTTCAGCTTTTTCTCTAACTTACCCACTTTATTGCGATAACGATCAAGCTCCTTTTTGTTTTCTTTTTTCAAATTATCAAGTTTTGCCTGCAGTTCATCAACTCCACCCTCTTCATCATCGATTAAATCTTCATCTCTACCTTCATCATCTTCCAGGTTGGAATCGTCTCCACCATCTGGATCCGAATCAGAGCCCCCACCAGCTCCACCTTTATCAGCATCTAACATAAACATAGGTACAAATCTTCCATTAATCCACATAATTAATATTCACTCCTCTACCGTCTTCTGCATTAAGACCACTTCTAAACAAAGAGTTCTCTCAGCTTCGCCGGTTAATTTTAGTATTTTTATATTTATTTTTCCGTCTTCATTAATCAGACCGTCTTAGAAAGCCCGTTCCTTTTAAATCGCCGGAATTTAAAAAAACACCCTCTCAGGTGTTAGTTTTCTGTCCACGGTTTAAAGTTTTTAATTTCATTTATCACTTTTTCATTCCACTTGCCGCCAAAATTAATTCCTCTGTCATCTACTATCGCAACAGCAGGAACCTTTTCTCTCACAACTTCATCAACTTCAATCTCATGTTCAATTAACCAATCTTCAATCGCTTCCATTCCACCCTCCTGGTGGCATCGAGAAGAATGAACAACAACCTTAAAATCTTTCCTTAAAAGCTCAATTGCATTATCTACATTCTCAACTGGTGGATCGGAAATAACATCAGCATCCTGCCAGCCTGACTTATAACTGTGAATAACACCGTCAAAATCTAAAATAATTGTTTTCTTTTCCTTTGGCATCTAATCGCCCTCCTAAATCTCTTGAAATAATTTAACTCACTTTTTTCATAGCTGCACCTATAATACCAACTAAATGCTGTCCTTCTTTTTTCTTTATCCTGCCAGCCCTCATATACCTCTTAGTTCTATTTAAGACCGTTTGCAGCTGTTCAATACTTCTACGGCCGTCAAGAAGCCATTCATCATAACCTGTTGCCGGTCCAGTAAGCTCAGTGTTGATATAAGGAGAATAGGCACATCTACAAAAAGGATGTCTGGGAAGAAAGATAACTTCATCAATTGTCATTATTCTATTATGATCAGCTGAACAAACCGGACAAGTTCTAGCATCTAAGGTTGCAAGGTATCTTACTTTCTCTAACCCACCCTGTTTATAGACATCTAAGTTAGCTTGATTAAAAATAGCATTCATCCAGCTGCGGGTTGTAGCATCAACCCTGTTTTTACCCATCTGATCGCTTATTCCATATAATCTACGGCTGGTCCGATTAGGATTTTCACCTAAAGCTATCGACTCAAAAACTTCCTGTTCAATTCTAAAGGCCAGATCAGTGCTGTACTTGCTGATATATTCGGTCATTGTCTTGCCTTTAATATTAACCGAGTCAACAACCTCTGACTTAATAGCTTGAGTGGGAAGTGTGTCAAACTGGTCACTTATTTCTAATGTCGGTACATCTTTAAGTAAATCCTGAGTAAAAAGTGCTTCTTCTTTATACATCTGAGTTAAATCATCTCTATATTTGCTAATAAAGCTGTTTTTATACTGTCTTATTTGACCTCTAATTTGTTTTCTAAGCTTTTCTTTCCTGTTATACTTGGCCATCTCAGCATTGGACCATTGACCTTTATCATTGGCTTTCTTAAAAATTTTCATTATCTCATTATCAATAGTCTCAACTGTCTTTTCCAGCTGCTCAATATACTTATCTGCATACTCTTCCTCATTTAGCCTGTTTTCAACTTTATGAATGAGCATCATCACTCAGCTCACTTTCGATTTCATCTCTCAAAGCTTGATCCTCTTTTTTTAACCTGGCCAATTCTTTTTCAACATCAGGTATTAGATCAGGAAACTTTTCCATTCCAGTTTCTTTAGATATAAATCTAATTTCTCTTAAACCTTTCACTAATTCTAATAACTGCTGTATTGAATCAGGCAGTATCCCACCAAAATTGATATTATGTTGCACACCTGAGCTTCCAAGCATCTGTAAAGCCATATTATCCATTGTTACTATTCCACTCGCTAAATCGCCTCTTAAACTTTCGACCTTGGCTTCTATTTCGATTGATTTTATCTTGAGAGCATCACCGGAAGGATCCCCATTGCTTAAAAGAGTAGAAAGTACATATTCTGGATAATCATTCGATATATTCTTCTTGATATCTTCCTGCTTTTCAAGCATCAACTTGGCCACATTACCCTGCATTTCTAGGTATTGCATTTTAGCATCAGGGTTATTAAGATGCCATACAGCCTGCTCTTTATATCTGCTTTCTTTTGTTTTTTCTTTAGTTTCATCAGACATTCCACCCTGCAGGTTATCCCAAATTAGTGGGTCACCATGAAGATAAAACACATTTTCAAGGTAAGCTTCAAGCAAATTATAATAATCAGTTTTATTAAAAAGAGGTCCCATGTCATAATCGGTGCTAAATTCAACAACTGGAATGAAACCAAACGCTAGAGGTGTTTTGCTTTCTTTATCATCTGCAGTTTCGATTATCGCTCTATAACCTTCAACATCGTAATATTCTTTTGTAATTTCTACAGTTTCAAATGATTTTTCCTCATAATTGAATTTTTTAGCAGTTCCCTCTATTTTGCAATAAACCATTTCTCCGCCCATGTATTCAGTTTCAACATTATCCGGATCATGAATTACAAAAATAATTTCATTATCTTTTTTATTAAGTTCTACCACAGCTTCTTTTGATAAGATAAGCCATAGTCCCAGCATATATTTTTGGTTTTGAAAGTTATTATAATCCCAGATTGAATTAATCTTAGCTAGTTTAGGGTCACCAGCTTCGTCATCAGAATGGTTTTTGCTTTTTGAATCAGTTTCTTTATCATTAAGTTCAGGATTAATTTCCCGCTGCATAGTAAGAGCGTTCATGATAAATGCTGTCTTTGGTACTGGGTTAAATATCTCCCTGGTATCATCAAAAAGATCATATTCTTTTAAATAATTAGTGTCGTAAATCTCATTCTCATAAAAAGCCCAGGCTCTTTGAGCTTTAGTTAGTTTTGCCACGAACTCACCTCCCTAACGTCTCCAGTCTGTTTTTTCTTTAGTAACTATGTTTCTATGAATATATTTTCTACCCTGCCAGGCTATCGCATTAGCGACAACCATATCTTTACCGTTGACATCAACTTTGCCTTTCTCATCATAAATAACCTCTCTGCATTGCTCTATAAACTCTTTATCATGTATTATGAGCTCATCTTTTCTTAAAGCTGTATCCAGCTCATCAAGCATTAAATACTTGCTGCTTTCTGTAGTAGTCCAGCCCATTTTTTTGCTTACATCATCATTTCTGTTTTCTATCCTAGTGGTAAAATGTATATTACTATAATGTCTCTGATTAAATACTGTATTGAGCACTGACCAGCCATGATTATTGTTCTCTATCATCAGATAAGCATTATTAAACATCACAGCTAAATCAGTCAGTATATTGCCGTAAACATCTGGTGCAAAATGGCCGTGAACCTTAACAACCTGCTCCCAGTTTTCAGCATCATACACAATAGCAGAAGAAGCATCTCCGTCTTCTACACCTTCTGCAACATCAGCACCAATACAATATATACTCTTTGGCTGCGGCTCTTTCCAATATAGAATTGAGTTTCCTTTTTCTGTTCTAATAGGTTTGTGCTTATTGTTGGCTAATAAAACTAATAGGTTATCAAGTTTATTTATATCAAAATAAGGCCTTCCGGTGTTTAAGAAGGCCTCTTTAGGATTACAAGGATATTCCTGCTCTAATTTATCTTTAAGCTCTAGTTTTTTGTTGAAATAAAAATATAACTGCTGCCAGTCTAAATGTTTTACTATTCTCAAATGATTGAGCTTTGAGAAGAAATCAGCATCAACCCCTCTATATCCGTGGCCATTCTCAACAGCATCTTTAAACTCTTTTTCTATTTTCTCATTTTCAAACTTGATTCTATACTCAGGTGTTTCCCACCACTCAAAAAATAACGGGATAAAATTATTATTTCCTTTTACTGCATCATCCCAGTATTCTTTGAACTCATTGTAACCATTGGCAGTAGTCTCCAAGATGATAATACTATCTCTTGTAATTGCCTGTCCTAAACCCGATAGAATATCTTTAATACTTTTCCAGAATGCCGCTTCTGAACCGTGAAAAAAGTTTAAAGTTTTAGACCGGCCAATATCTTTGTTACCGGCTGTCGCAACTCTCCACTTGGAATTAAGGTGATCAAAGAGAAATTCTTTTCTGTTGTTATATTTCTCTCTTGGTTTTACTATCTCTGGCAGCTGATTATAAGGGAAACGTGCTTTATCCTGGAATATAGTTTCTGTTGAGTCATCTTCATGACTTACTGTCATACCAACAAAATTGTGGTTAGTTATTGTAGATGCCAGCTGATAGGCTGTAATAACAGAAGTAAAACCCTGCTGTCTACCTTTAAGTATTAAAAATTTAATAAAATTAATTTTGCCTGCTTTGAAATCTTCTATTGCTTTTTTGAGTCTATTTAAAAATTTCTGCTGCACTTTATTTAAGAAAAACGGTACTGTTTTCTGCTCTTTATTTACAATAACAAAAAACATCTCTATCAAAAGAGATGGATCAGTTTGAATTTCTTTATGAAGTTTTTTGGCCTGAGGTGTTGGGATATTTTTATCCTGGTCTTTATCATAAGTCGATTCGACAAGTTTGTTTGCTACTGCTACTCTAAATTCTCTATCTTTTTCAATGCTTTCTTTTTCTATCCAGATATCGTATCGTTTATCAATAATCTGCTGACAGGATAACATATCACCACCCACTTAATTAATCACTGAAAAAATCTTCAAGTTTTTTATTTGTTTCGAGCTCAATCTCTTTTTTATCTCTCCACTTATCAGGCTTTCTATTCTTAAGCCAGAATATCAGAGCCGTGGTATCTGGTTTTACATGTTTTTTAGTTTTCTCCACTTTCTTTTGGCCAGATTCGTTCATAATTACCTTGATTTCTTCATAATCGTAACCAAGAGCACGTGTAAGCAAAGATTTCTCTACTTTTGCGTCTACAACTTCTTTTCCCTTTTTTAGGGCCTCCAGAAACTCCACATATTTTTTCTGCCAGTTATACAATGTCGTAGTTGAAATCCCTAATTTTAATGCTATTTCTTCATTTGTTAGACCATCTCTAGCATACTGTTCAGCAAGCTCTGGTGTTATATCTGGATCATATTTGCTTCTTCGTGACACCTTGATCACCTCATCTCTTTAAAAATCTGTATAAAAATATGCACCCTTTGACAGGTGCATATAATAAATAAATTATTTA